CGCCTTCAAGGCATTCATGGAGCCACCAGCCTTTTGAGCCATCATCTCTACACCCTGTTGAAAGGTCATGGTTTTGCTCCACCCATCGCCAAGATTTTCATTCATGGCCACCAGTGCAGCCCTTATCTGGGTCATGGCTATGGCCGTTGGCGTTCCTTGCCTTGTTAGCGTTTGAATGGCTGCTGATACCTCCTCAAAGCTAACACCTGATGAGGCGGCTAACGGTGCTACCGTGGCTATATTCGCTGCCAGTTCGGGAAACGTGGTTTTACCTCGTTCAATGGTTTTAAAGAAAATATCGCTTACCCGTTCGCTCTCCTCAACGGTTTTGCCCCACGCATTTAATACAGTAGTAACCCCATCGGCTGCTACCTCAATATCAACGAACCCTGCTGCTGCGGCTTTATCGGCAATCGAAAGTAAGTGTAGTGCATCATCGGCCTCGTATGATGCCGAAATAATGGTTTTGAATGCTGTGGCCAGTGATACGCTCGATTGTGAACTGGTACGGCTTAAATCCTCAATGGCCTTTGTGTATTCATCCAAGTTTTCGGTTACCTCTTTGGAGATGGTGCTTGCGCTTCGCATGGCCGTTTCCAGCTTCATGGAGTGCCCCACAACCTCTTTCCCGGCTCTTACGGCTGCGTTCAGTGAAATGTAGGCTGCTGCCAACCCTGCCACACCCCTTACGGCTGATTGCATACCCTTTTCGATAACGCCACCCTGCTGCTCGGCAACCTTACCGAACTGCTGCATCTGCTTTTCTAATTCAGCAGCCTTGACATCGAATTTCTTCTTATCTATATCGGTTTCAAAATGCAGTCCGCCCATTATCCAAAGAGTTTTTGCGCTGCCTCAAACTCGGCCTGTGCGCTTTCAAATTTTTCTTTCTTATCCTTATCTTTTATTTTTTCCGTATCGGGAAAATCGGCCAACTTTAGCAACATCTTTACGTAAGGCATTTCGCTCACTTCGCTATCACTTTCACCCTTTACGATACTCTGATACTTCGCTATCCTTCCAAAGATGGTTTCCCCTCTGATTTGCTTATAATCAGATACTTCCCTCTTTTTATGAGCTGATAGGCAAAAAAAAACCTCTCTTCATCCTTCAGCCGTTCAACCATATCGAAAAGGTAATGAAGCTGCTTGTTGTTCATCTGCCGTAATGCCCTGCGAATTGGATACTTTGCCAATCTCCGCCCGTTGGCCAATCCTGTTGCCACATAATCAATCAGCACGGGATAGTTCTTTGCAAAGTTGATGTATAATTTTCCATCCTCCTCGGGGAAACTCATCTTTTCGCTAAATCCAGCCAACTGAATTACTACCTTAACTTTGAGATATGTCAGGTCTATGGGGATTTTCACCCCCATAAACCGAACATACATCTTGCCCTCGGGTCGCCCCGAAGCCAGATTAGCCAACTCCCTAACGGTTGCGCCCATTAGCCTTGATTTACTTTAACCTTCCAAGTTTCCTTAGTGCCATCGGCTGCCTCAACAACGTAATCCGTAGTGGTTGCAAGGTCCTTCGTTTCTCCGCTATACGGTGAACTTACGTAAGCACCCTTGCTCACGGTGATGTGAGGGGTGATTGATGTAGCACTGCCAGCACTTGATACGGTTGCCGTAACGGTTTTAGCCGTTGAGTTAATCGTAGCGTTGCCTACGATATTAGCAAAGGTAAAAGCTGTTATTGCTGCCTTCTTCGCTGCCGTTTCATTCAGAATGGTGAAGTAGAAATCACTCGTAGTTCCATCCAAAGGATAGAGAGCAGCACCATTCACTACGAACCTCTGTCCATCTGCGGTATTATCAATTTGCGGTGCAGCACTGAACTCAACGTATGGCAACTCATACAGAACGTTATTATCTGATAGAGCCATAATGCCAAGCCTTTGCAGTGAGTTCGGTGCCAACGTTGCCTTGAACTCATGGGTATCACCACTATTCGTTGATGTACCCCCGGCAAACTTCTGAATGAGGTTAGGGTCAAGGCCAATAATCTCAAGCGCAATCTCCTTTTGGCTCGCCTCGATTTTACTCGCCTTGGTTTGGCCTAACTCATTCTTTAGCGGCGTAACGGAAGGAGTACCCTGCGTTATTGCCAGTGTCCCCTCCTTCACATCATCAATCATCGGAATCCAATCCGTTGGCCTACCCTGACCATCGGTTACGGAGTACCAAATCTTCTTTATGTTTACTGAAAAATTCTTCATTTCAAATGGTTATTAATGTTAAAATTCATTCTCAAAATAGCGTAACGCTGGTGTGAAGCCTCCAACTCTTTCGGCTGTTCAGAAAATACCTGTCGCCCGTATCGGCTAAAGTTGTATTTCAGGTTGCCCATTAGCGATTCGCTAAACCCATATAGCAGCTTTTGTAACACGTTACCCATGCTCATATTCTCATACCACGTATCGCCCAACAGCTTATCAGCGTAGAACACTTTTACAAGCAGCAAGCCCTTAACAGAAACCTGCCCCGTTTCGCCCATCAGGAGAGAAATCACGCAATCAGGCTTGGTTGAATCGGTTGGCCTTGTATCCACATAAACGGCTCCGCCCCTGTGGGCAACATAATGAGCCAAAGGGCTGTTATCCAATAATCCTTTGATATCTGCCTTTATGATATTCGCCGTTTTCATTTCATCGTTCTAAAAGCCCATTCAACCGCCTCACCCGCAATCATTTCCGTTTGCGCCAAAACGTTCTTATTGTAATAGTTCTCGACAAATGAAGCATACTCCATGCCGGCCACGATAACAACGGAGTAGGTACTTCTACCTTTCAGGATTACATTGTTCAAATACTCAATGCCAATCCTTGCACCATCATCACCGCCCTGCTCCACCTCGAAGCCTCTCCAGCTTACTAGTGCACCGTTTTTGTAAACGCCTCCACCGATACTGCTGTTGAGGTTGCCCGTGTGAAAATTATACCCGGCATGGGTTTTAGCATGATTTTTCAGCTCTTCTAAAACGAACTCCAGACGCATCAGTATAGCATTCTCAACCCGCTTGCTGTAAGCACGAATCTCACGCCTCGCTGCATCTATTGCCCCTCTTTTCATGCCAAACTTAATCATACTATGATCTGCCTTTGTTTCGTTAATCTCTGATAGCTGTTAGCGATAACCTGATGAGTGCCTATGCACTTGCAATCGCTATCCTTCAACCTTACCTTTTTGCAATCCGAATAATCGGCTGTCCCCAAGTGTTTCTCATCTACAAGGATTACATAGTTAGCCCTACGATACTGCCCACCTTCGTAAACTGTTAGCTCACGTTTTTGAGCTTTGATATTGCAGGGATAATACACGCTCCAACTGGGTCGGGAAGGTAGGGGATGTCCCCACCTATCCGTTCCCGTTGTGCTTGTACCCGTATAGAATGATATTTCACCCAGTTCAACCATGATTATATCGAATTGAAATTTTCACCTACATAGCCAACTTTGCCTCCGCCTCCCTCTCCGTATTCATCGTAGATACTATTCGCATCCCTTTTCAAAGCATTGCGCTCTGCTTCGGTAAAAGAAATAGTTACCTCCTGCTCACGGATATTAGGAGCCTTTGAAAGCCACAGGTAAATATCTGCTTTGGCCAAATTAAACGAACGGTTAAACGATACCTCGGCTGTGGAAACTAAACCACGCTTTGCACAAACGAGGTCAATAGTACCCTTCGGTATCGGATAGTTCGTTAACGCTTGTATGGCTTCACCCACCTTCATTGCTACCAGCCTGATGCATCCGTTTTAAAGAATATCATCTGATTGTAAGCATCCACAGCCGGGAAAGCATTAGCCTTGCCGTAAACCTTTCCGTAAGGCACATCCTTCTCCTCCTTGAAGGAACCAACCATAAAGAATGATTCCTGCGTTTCACGCTGTGGAGATTCAGTGTAGATTTGCTTCCATTGGAACCTTCCAACAGTTGATTCGGGAGAGCCAACTGCAACAACGGAATTGAAAGGATTGGCAGTGGTATAGCTACCATCAGCATTCTCCCTTGTAATCAGGTCGTCAATTACCTCGAACTGAATTGCATCCACGCCAAAGTATTCAACAAGCATAGCGTTAATAGCCTCAAGCGTAGGAGGTGCTTGTGTGTTGTATATGTTCATAACCAGCGTAGCGCAATACTTCTGGATGGCTGTATTCTTGCGAATGTAGTTAAACAGCGTTGAACTAACCTTTATGCTACGGATTTTGAAACCCCTCGTCTTTGCCGGTTCGATAAAGTAGGTTTGAATATCGCCAATGATATCCTTCGACGCATCGTTCCAGTTGTTACCAGAATGATAATCTTTCTGCCAACTCTCAATAGGATATTCCATAGCGGCCAAGCCACGCAAATACGGGCTGTTGGCAGCAGCGAAACTAATCGAGCAGGCGTTGCTGATTAAAGAGTAGCATAGATACCTACGCTCGTTATCCAATGCTCTCCTTACATTGGCTAAATCATCATCCCAAAAGGCCAGCAGCTGTGCAGCAGTATCAGCGTTCTGCATACGTGCAAAATTCTCTTGCAATTTGTGCCAACGCTCAAAATCATCGGCATCCATTTCAAAGGCCTTACCAAAGGTGGCCAACTCACCCTGAACGGATTTATAGCCCCTGCGCCCCGAAACGGGAATGCTCGATTTGCTCTCAATGGGGTCAGCAGCGATGTTAAGCTTATTGGTTTGCCCCATGATAGTACGCCATGAACCATCTAACGTTTGCGATAGCGGGAAATGCACATCTATCGCTGCGGTCGGGAGTTGATTCTCGGTGTAGTACGCTCTGATATCCTCAATGGTCAATAGTTGGCCAGTAGGATTTATCGGTTGTAATTTTGCCATGACTCAATCCCTCCTAATACTTAATAACGTTAATATGCTTCAACTGGTCAAGATACGGATCAGCAATGGTATTCTCCAACACATCAGCCCTTGTATATACCCCAACCGGTAGCATGACAAGGTCAGCATTTGGTACCTCCATGCCAAACTTCGTAATACAATCGGGCGTACTCTTCGTTTTAATCTCTGTTGTAGTAGTACCAACCCTAACGGTAGCGGCTTCACAGATTAAGAACGGCTTTGTTGATTTTGTAACCGTTGCAATAACGGTTGAAACTTTCAAAACCTCTTTATCGCCAGCCGTTGCCAAAACACTTGCAATCTTATAGGCTTTATTGGACGTGCCTTTCGACTTCATCACAATATCGCCCTCTTTGAAGTGGTTAAACTTCTTATCCACAATAAGTAACTGTGCCGATGAACCCTCCAGCACCAATGCCTGCTTGCATACCCTGCGGTATCCAGAAGCATTGGGTGGAGCCACGGGCGTTCCTTCTGGTAGGAATCTCCCTTTGATGAGGTTGTCAGGCTTGATGCTGACACCTCCCGGAATATCCCACGCCCTGTCCTTGTTGATGATGTTTTTTCGGCTCAAAACATCTTCATACGTTTGGATTTGTTTCATTTCTCAGATTTTTGTTTTTGTTTGTTAACTAATTCTCGGGCTTGCTTCAACACGGGTGTTTGCCCATCCTGATGTTCCTCCCGTGCTCTGGATGGAACGCTGAAATCCAATCCATTCGCTTTGGCCTGCTCAATAAAGACTTTGTTAGCAGCCTCTCTTTGTGCAATAACCGCATTGAATGTATCGGTATTCATGTTCCCATACACCGAATCGTAAAGAGCTTCCTCAGCTTCGAGTTGACCCTTCGGCATCCCTGCATAGGCTTGCCGTAGCTTGGCCAATCGCCCCTCTTTAACAGCACCCGCCTGTAAATCCTGCATCTGCGTTGTTAATTTCTCAAGTTGCTCCTTGAGGCTTTTTACCTCCAAATTGGGTTCATCATCCTGCTTTTCGGTCGGTTTCCGTTCTAAGAGTTTTTTTCTCTCCTCTTCGAGTTTTTTTAACTCCTCATTGTGCTTTGCTTGCAACTTATCGGCTTCCGTTTTCAAAACGAAGTTGATATTGCCCTGCAAATTCTCAATCACACCCTTTGCATCAAAATTACCCAACTGCTCATCGGTGGTTATCAGCTTGGAGTATTGTTCTGCCAATCCCTCCAACGTGCGGTCGCTTACCTGTGAGTTTTGCTCACGTGCGCCCTTCAAAGTTTCAAAGATTTTTTCCTTCATCGCTTTAGTTTTTTAAGTTAAATATTCCTTCCAAAAGTTTATCTTTTAGCCTGTATAAATCAAACTCCTTTGCCCTCTCGTGTGCCGTTTCGGCAACCTCCTTGTAGAAAACTATATCGCTCATCAGCCTATCCGTTAGCTCTGAAATCCTACCTACATCATACGGGTTAACCAGCGTATCGGGATAGAGGTACTTTGCCGATTCACTCCTTTCACTACAAATCATAGGAATACCCAATGCAGCTGCATCCATGCAGGAACGGCCAATGGAATAGGATAGGTGAGTATCCACCAATACCTTGTACTGAGTTAGTAACTGTAAGTATTTCAGGTAATCTGTGCTGCCGTAAACATTCGTGTAGGTTTTCATTAATCGAATGGCATCATCGCCCTGATAGAACAGCAAATCTACAGGATACCGTTTATCATAGAACGCTTGTGCAACATACGCCTCGTTGCCCAAATAGTTGTGAGAAATTACCCCTATCCTATTTTCTTGCTGTGCCTTGGCCACGCCACGAACGAAATCAATATCAATAGGATTGTGAACGAATAGAACTGGCTTATCGGTTAAGTGCTTCAATAGTTTTATTTGATACTCCTCAACACCCATTACGTAATCGGCTGCATTTAAAGCCTGTTTTAGCAGTTGAAAGTTAAACGCTCCATTCATTATATCAACCGAGTGATCGGCTTGGCAGATGAGTTTCGTTTCTGAATCCTTGCCCAAAATAGCCCTTACCTCAAGTGCTAAATCCAAATCGTTCGGTGCCAAATTCATGTGAATAATATCGTAGCTCTTTATGCTTTCCTTGTTGATTATTTCAGCCCAGCGTTTCACATCTGAACCCAATGCACGAATCCAAAGGTACTGCCCGCTTCGGGTTATTTTCTCCTCATTGATTAGTGAACTATGTATGTAGTTTGTTAGCCACAATACTTTTTTATGTTCATAAAGTTTCCACTCGGGTATGGAGTTCAGTATTTCAGCGTGTTTTCCATATAACTCCTCTCTCCTATCCCATAGCGTTTCGTGGTAATCCCCGGCAATGTACTCAATCTCATCCGTTGTGTGCGGCCTACAAATAATCGGGAACTTTTTATCCTGCAACATCCTTGCTATCTCCAAGTCGGTCATGCCGTGATACTTGAAGTAGTTTGAGTGAATAAATACCTTATCCGTATCGTATAATGATAATCCAGTACTGGCCACGTTGCAGATGTATGGCGTTTCCTCATCCTCATTCCACGGGATTACCGTGTGTGCATCCATGAAGTGCTGCGGTTTAGGCTTCAATGCCTTACCGTATGTGGTTACCGCCACGCATCCAGTTTCCTGCATAAATCGCAAGCTCTTGGTGAAATAGGATTGCGTATAGATAAAATCATCATCTATGGTAAAGTAGTATTCACCCGTTCGCATGAAGTAGAACTTTCCGGAATCCATGATATTTTCTTCCCCGATATGGTAATGAAATTTCTCATCCTTCGGGAACTCATCAGGAACCTCGGTGTATTCATTCAAATAAACACGAACGGCATCGCACTTAATGCCACGGAGTGAATTGAGAACTTGCTCACAGTATCTGCGAGTTTTCGGGTACGTTGCTAAATTTATCGTAATCGGTTTGCTCATGCTGTTTTCATTTTTAGTGTTTCTAACCACACGGGTCTTCGTTTCCAGTTTTTTGTTAGTTCTTCAACTTCTTTTATGTAATCCAAATTGCTTACTTCGGTTACTCGATTTACACTCTCTCCAGTTACCTCTTGCCCTTTGATTATTCGCTCGGTATCTTCATCAATCTCATCACGTGTTTTCAGAATATTTGTTGCTACACATCGGCAGTTTACGTGCCACTTTTGGCTGAAATCAAAATCCTTTGGATACGTGCCTTGTAAATCTGCGCAAACAATACCGCCCTTATCCAGCGAAATATCGTAGTTCGGAGCAACACTTATATTAATGCCAACAATGAAATCCTGCTGCTGCCTCCGTAGCATCTGAGCCGATTCATAGGCAAAATTGGTTTCGTTTCTCGTTAGCCTCATGGCATTTTTGTAACTTGAGCGGTACATCCCCCGACCAGGCCTTGCCACATCCACAGCATTCAGCAACCTCTGTTCCCCAAAACGGCTATTAACGTTCTCTCTCAAAACAATGGGATTGTTAAGGTATCTACTCATCTGTATTGCTGTTGTCTTGGCCGATTGCCCCTTGCTTACTGCGAACTCCAGTGCGAGTTCTAACTCCTGTTTGAATTGTGCCGTATTTCTCCATATCCTTTGAGAAAGGTTTAACCCTCCCTCCAAACGGTTGAGAAACGCATCCCTCGCATGGATATTGGGTGCTAAATACCGATTCAATGCCCTCGATGGTAACAACTTCGCCTTTTTGCCAAATACCGTTTGAAACAGCAAATCATGCTTGTTATTGGCAATCTCCCAGCAATCCTGAACGCCAGTTAGTACCAAAGTATTAATATCGGAGTGCATCATTCGCATTAACTCATTTACCTTTCTGTTCAGGTCGGGATGGTTCGCAAAGGCATACTCCAAGTTTGAGTAGTTAACACTCATGTTGGCAACTTGCTGAATGACGGATAGATAGATAGCCCGTAACTCGGCACTCAACCGATTTACCAAAGCCCGTTGTTTTTTATCAAACCTATCCATTTTTTACAGCAAATTGTTAATTTCTTGGTTTCTCTCGTTCATTATCAGCTCAACCTCATTGCTCACGTTATCCACCACATCCAGCTCTTCAACGCCCTGCTCGATACTTATTACCCCTGCATCCCGTGCTATCTTAATGCTCTCTGCCCTATCCTTGAGCGAACGTACACTGTACGGCGTGATAATGCTTCTACAATTCAGCATCTCAAGTTGATTAGCCCATACGGGAAACTGAACGGCCATTAACTTTTTCACCAGATCAAATTCTTCGGTGAGCATATAAACGTACTCTCCGCCATAGTCCTTTGCCCGCGCCTTGCTATCGAATAGCAGTATTTCCTTGTTATCTGCACTCAAGGGAGTTTTCTGCATTGCGCTCGGTGAGTTGTTGAACACCTGCGTTTGCTGATAGAACTGCTCCTCAATGGTTCGGTACTGCCACTCAACGGCATCCTTTGCCCCTTCCCATTGCACTGCATTCATAAAACCGCCTTTTTCGACAACGATCACCCGCCTCGAATCATCGGGTTTCTCCTCCACCTTGCTCACTCGGCCACCTTCGCCTTTATAGATAACATATGTAGGTACGGTGTTTTTATCAATGTACATCATCTGCTTGGAGAGAATATCCTCCATTATCTCCACCAGTGCCGTTCCGCCTTTGCCG